ACGTATTATTGCTACATTAGATATATTAAAAAATAAAGCAGATATTACACTTAAAGAATTCATAACAAATGATGAAGCTGGTGCTACAGCAAAAAGTATATTTGATGATTTGATTAAATATAGATGGTCTGAAATTGTAGATAAAAAGATTAAGGCAGTTCTTAATGCTGCAGGTTATACAGATGAAGTAATTGCAAAAAATTATAAGTCTGAAGTAAAAAATAATCAATTTATCTTGTATACTACTGGTAAAGCACATTTAAAAATTCAATCATTACTTAGAACAAATGCTATGAAAATTTTTGGTAATATTTATACTAAAGATAGTGCATCAGAAAGTTCATTCAGTAATCTTGAAATAAATGAATTAAAAGACTTCAAATAAAAATTAAAAACCAGGTTAAAAGCCTGGTTTTTTAATATAAATAAAAATATGGCAGGAATAACAACACAAATTAATGATTTTACTAATAACAAGTTTATAATTCGTTTTTCAAATCTTGTTAATATGACGAATTATGATCTTGATACTCATATCTTGGACAACTATGTAAAGAATGTAAGTGTTCCGGATTTTTCTATCCCTATGCTTGATTCTCGTTACCAGCATGAAAGACAGTTACACCCAAATCCAATAGGTGCAAGAGATTTGCAGACTATGAATATTGAGTTTATGCTTGATGAAAATATGCAAAACTATTATTTGTTCTATTGTTGGATTTACTGGATGCGTTTTGGCGAAGCATGTGGAAAAACTACAGCAAAAGGTGAAGAACTTTTACGTATGGACTGTATTGATGCAATCGAATTAATTTCTTTGAATAATAATAACAAGATTATTTCAAAAATGAAATTCAAACATGCTATTCCAAATAATTTGGCTCAACTTTCATTACAATATGGTTCTGCAGAAAATGTCACTTATGTTGTTACTTTTGAATATGAGCAAATTGAATTACAACTTGAAAATAAAGAAGATTTAACTGAAACAATAAATAGGTCAATTCAATAAGAAATATAAATTTATTTAAAATTGGGGTTTAAATACCTCAATTTTTTGTTATTTTATAAATATATTATAAATGTTAAAAGACCAATTACATATAGCAATAGATAATAATGAATGTGACCGTACTAATAATATAGTAAACGGATATTTTTATATCATGTATTATAATGCTATGACAGAACAGTCACAAAAAGAAGGTTTTGACAGAGTGCCGGTAATTTATTGTTTTGCGCCAGATCAAAATAATATAAATTGTTTTTGGGCTGTTAATTTCCATTATTTTAATAAACGTGTACAGGAGTATATTTTGCAAAGAATGATAAACTATTATGATATAACTAATGGTAATAACAAACGAATTATACTTGGAACTAAAGATTTATATAATCTTTATACAAATATAGTTCAAGGAGTTAAATGTTATAATAGAAAGGGAGTATTCGATGCATATAGAATTAAAAATCAATATATACCAAAATACTTAGAAGTATCACCTGAATTTGTAATGACAAATAAAGATAAAGTTAATATAGATTTCAATCTTGCACCTGGAAATAAAGGTTTTTAATGGATTATCAAAAAATATACTGGGATATAATTTACAGAGCACAAAAACGAGACAACAATTTATTATTAGAAGTAGAAAAACATCATATTATTCCTCGAAGCGAGGGTGGTTCTTCTAAAAAATCAAATCTTGTTGAGCTAACTATAAAGGAACACTTTATAGTTCATAAATTATTGATTAAGATGGGAAAATGTCTCAAATATTGCTATAGACACTTAAGTTCAAGTCGTGATTACGTTAAAGAAAAGAGAAAAGAACGTAAAAAGAAAGGCCTATATTACGAACATAAAGATTCAGATTTAAATTAAAGAAAAATTAAATTATTTTTACAAAGTATTGCGTTTCGCAATACTTTTCTATATTTAAGTGTAAAAATAAGGAAACATATAATGAAAGTATTGATATTTGATATTTCTAATCTCATGATGAGATGTCTGTTTGCACAGATACCGAGTCCGACAGAGACGAAATTCAGAGAATTTAAAATGACTTTCTTATCATCGTTTATGAAAGTCATTAAAGACAACAACCCTGATAAGGTTATTGTCGTAGAAGATTCAGAAAGTTGGAGAAAAGAAATTTATCCAGAGTATAAAGCTAATAGAGCTGCAAAGAGAGAAGCATCAGTTGTTAACTTCGATGTTTTCTTTCCTGTTTTCGCTGAATTTCTTGAAAAATTACAAAAGTGCTTTGGCAATATTCAGTTCATGAAAATTCCCAGAAGTGAGGCCGACGATATCATAGCAGTTATAGTGAAAAATAAACCAGAATGGGAAATTATTAACGTTTCTGGCGATAAAGATTTTTATCAGCTTTATCAATTCCGAAATTATCGTCAATTCGATGGCGTAAAACATGAATTTATTGAATGTTTCAATCCTGAACAGGAATTGCTTGTAAAGATTATTCTTGGTGATAAGGGTGATAATATTCCAGGTCTTAAAAGAGGTGTTGGTCCCGTAAAGGCATTGAATATTATAAATGAAAATCTCGATAAGTGGATTGATGAACAATGTCTTAGAGATCGTTATGAAATGAACACAAAGTTGATTTCGTTTAAATGCATTCCTAAGGATATTGAACTTGCTATTATGGAAAATTTAAATAATTTTATTCCTGGTAAATTCGATGGCAAACAATATTTTAAATTTGTTCAAATGGAAGGACTTCCAGGCCTTATGACAACTCTGGCCGAATACTCAGAAATTATTAAAAAGTTAAAATAAAGGAAAATATGACAGACAATCTTAAAAACATGCTGGAAAAAGTATTTAAGAACAATACTTCTGGTTTAGTTAGACGTATTAAAATGCATGGGTTAAACTTTAATGAAGGTCCATCTACAGAAAAAGAATTTAAAGGACTAATTGAAGAAATGGATTTAGCAACATGTCTTATAAAAGAATATAAATTTGAAATGTTTAAAAATCTTTACTTAACAAGTTTTTGTAAACATATGCCTGAAACATTACCTGAAAAATATTGGACTGAAGGTATGAAACAAGGTGCAACTGATGATAGAAGTGCAAATCATAATAATTTAGGTTCTCATTTTGGTTGTGCTGCAGGTGATTTTATTATTGATATTAATAATGAATATTTTTATTTTGATGTAAAACTTTCAAAAGATGAAGTTTCATTTAATAAAAAGGGTGAAAAAACTCATATAACTGGAAGTATCGGCGATAATTGTATAAAGTTTTTCCCAAATGGAGACGGACATCATTTCTGTTTAACTTTTGCAAAAAATACAAGTAATCCAGATGCTAAAATTTTTGCTGTCGATATGGATATGCTTCAAACAGCAGTTAGTGGAAATCGAGTTACTGGATTTAAATTTGGAAATAATACATGTTATCCAATACAAAATATTATTAGAGGATGTCCAGAAGCGGCAGTTGAATTAAATTAATTTATAAAATAAGGGTTGACTGAAAACCCTTATTTTTTTATATTTAATATTATGGAATTAAAGTATAAACACCTTTATAAAACTGTATTATCAGAATATCAAAATCTTAGTAAATGTGCCAGACTTAAAGTTGCAGCTCTCCTTGTAGAAAAAGGACGTATTATTTCTTGTGGATATAATGGAACGCCTCCGGGTCATACAAACTGCAATGAACTATTTAAAACTGAAGCGGGTAAATTTTATTACCGAGAAAAACCAGAAGACGTTTGGATTGAAACTGATGAAGAATCATGGAAAGCAAAGCATCATGAATTTGCTAACGAAAATGAACTTCATGCAGAACAATCTTGTCTCGGTTATTGTTTAAAATGGAAAATCGATATATCTGGCGCTTCTATGGTTGTTTCACACGAACCATGCGAAAGTTGTGCCAGACTTATTGTTGCATCTGGTATAAAAAATGTAATGTTTGTTAATAAATATGATCGCGGTTCCAGAGGAATCGAATTTCTCAAGAAATGTGGAGTTGAAGTAGAGCAAATATGAGTAATATAAATTATAGTATGATTGTCGCGGTTAGCGATAATAATGTTATCGGTAAAGACGGAACAATGCCTTGGCATTTGAAAACCGATTTACAAAGATTTAAGAAACTTACTGATGGTCATTGTATTATCATGGGTAGAAAATGTTATGAGTCTATTGGTAAACCATTGCCTAATAGAACAAATATTGTAGTTTCATCAAATATGGATCTTGAAATTCCTGGTTGCATTGTAAAACCTTCTTTACAATATGCAGCAGACT